AGCGAGGCGACGGCGGAGGCGAGGAACTTCTCGCGCCCCGTTTCACTAACGCCCAAGAGGGCGAGTAGTTCCTTTTTCAAGTTGGTCCTTGGTTTATCGTCGGCCTGAATAGCCGCGAAAGTTGTCGGGGTGCGTTTATAGCGACCCGCTGAAATGGAGGCTTTGGCAATTGGAGCGTCGAAAACCTCGGTGGCGAAGCCGGCAGCAAGCGCGGCGTCGCCATCCATCCAAGTCTCTGCGTCCATCATCTCGCGCAGTTCGTCCTCGGACTTTGAGGATGAGCCCTTGTAGAGCTTTACGAGCGCGTTGGTGATGCCTTCGAGGATGTCCGCTTCCTTGCGCATGTCGTCCGCGCTGCCTTGGGCATAGGCCCAAGGGTTGTGGATCATCACGAACGCAGCCTTTGCCATCTTGCGCGCCTTGCCTGCGGCGAAAATCACAGACGCGGCGGATGCGGCTAGGCCATCGGTCACGGTTTCCACGTCCGGCAAACGCGACAGCATCGAGTGAATCGCGATGGCATCGAATACGTTCCCGCCAGGGCTGTTGATGCGAACCACGATCTTCCCGCTCAACGCTTGGATGGCGTTGTGAAACGTCTGCGCCGTGGTGCCCCAGAATCCGATCTCATCGTAGATGAAAACCTCGTTGGGAGCGCCTTCGGTGGCGGCTGCTCGGATGTTGTAGAATTGGTTCAAGGTTGTTCCTCCTGTTGGGATTGAATGGCGTCGGCTACGGCTTGCGCTGGATCCACGGGGTTGCCTCCTGGATTGACGATTGCCGTCAGCGGAACGCCTGTTTCTGCGGCCACACGCTGCGCTGTCAGATAGTCGCTTGCCCTAGCTCGGCAATGGCTCTCCACGTCCCCGCCATCCTCGCCAACAATGTCGGATAGCGTCCTGATGCCGACGTTGAAGTCTTCGCGGCGGTTCTGCGAATCGCGCCCTATGTCCACGGAGAACTTAGGCGGCGTGCTGAAATCCCAGTTCCACCAATCGTCTGCGAACGGGATGTAGCCGCGTTGCATGTAGACCGCGACCGCCCATTGCAGAAGCGCCATTGCGGGCTTGTGCATGACGGCGATGCGGTTATCGACGGCGCGCTGCACCTGTCCGACCATGGAGCGGACGCTTGTGCCGTTCAGCTTCGATGCGTCCCAAGCGAACTCATACGGGAGATCCATCCCCGCGAATGCTCCACGGGTGATGTACTCCATGAAGTTTTGCCACGCCTCGCCCGGCTTGTTGTTGTCCAGGCTGGTGATTTCACCGGACGCCTTGATGTAACGGATAAGACCGCGCGCGATGGTCTGCGTCTGCGGCTCGGTGCTGACGTTGCGATTGCCGCCACCTAGGGCGGAAGCGGGAGCGCGTCCGCTTTCGTTCTTCTCGACGTAAGCGATGGAGGAGCGGGCCTTGATGCCGATCTTCTCAGCCTCGCGGGTCTCTCCCAAATCGTACCAATCCAAGACGGCGCGGATGACGGAAGGAATGCCGCGCGCCTGCGAATGCCATTCGGGATCGAAGAAATGAACGACATCGGAAGCGGGGTAGATGTTCCACTTGTGGTTCGAGTACTTCTCCGCTGACGGCGGCAGGATGTTGTACCCAATCGGCCGCATGTCATCGTCCATGATGACGCCGGCGGACGTGAACCGGCCTTCATATCCGGCAGTCTCCGGAGTCTTCGGAACGACCTGGATGCCAGAGTAGCCAAGCGTCGGACTGCCTACGCGGTGCGCCTCTAGCCACTGAATGCGCGGAGAACCTTCCGGCGTTATGCGCTTGATGGCGAACACGTCGCCGTCCCGATCCATGCACAGGGACGCGAGACGCAGGCCCATGCGCCAGTCGTACACCCCGCCGCGCACGTCGCAGAGGTTAGCCCAGCGCGTGAGAAGCGGCTTGCTGGACTCGCGGAAGCGGTCGTTTGCGCCGATGTAGAGCGGTGCCCACGCCGCTCCAACGACGTAGTTCGCCAGCTTGCGGATTGCCCCAGAGACCATTCCGGATCCGCTGTAGATATAGCGGCCGTCCGAAATCATCGCCGCGTGCCGGTGCTGCTTCAGGAACTCGGTCGCGTCCTTGTTGAGCGTCGGACGCCAACCGCGTTGGTTACCTTCCTGTGGGTCAGGGTACAGGCCGGTTGACGCACCGAATGACCCACCGCTAGGCGGCATGGAGTCCGCAGTGGACGCCATAACAACCCGATTACGTTTGGCGGCACGTCGGCTCATCGTGCGGCGTAAACGGTTGAGGTTGCGGTTGCTGTAACGCAGTTGTCTACCTGCGATTGGGCGTCTTGGATCTCAGCTTGCCACTCTTCCAGAGACCACCCGCGACCGTTCCCGTAGGAGAACGAGCGGCCATTGATAGACGCAGACTGGATCCCGCCAGGGCCGTGGGTTGCCTTCTTTACGGCGTCCTTGTACCGCTCAAGCTCGGTCTCAAGCTCGGAAGCGGTGAACCCAAAGTATGGGCCATGTTGGACGGTTTGCGCCATCAGTTAGGTCGAAGCCTAACCTGAGCGCGCTGGATGCAAGTTATTTGTTGATGGCCTCGGCGTTCAGGAAGCCAGCCATGGTTGCGGCCAGGATCTGCATCGTCTCACAGTCGAAGTAGTGGTTGTCCGTCTGGATGCGTTTCCAGCGCCACTCGAAACTCACGTTGTCCGCTCCAAAGACCTTCACCTTCGCCTCGGCTGCCATCTGTGCCCGGTACTCTTCGCCGCAATCCTCGGAGGCTGTCCACATTGGCAAGTCGTCCGGTCCCGTGGTTGAGCGCAGGATCTCCATCCGGTCCTTGGCGGCGTCAGCGACAAAGAACCATTGACGCACGCGTTTGGGAATGCCGTCGTATTTCTTGCCGGAGAACGGGTCTAGAAGCCGCCCCTCGTCGTGCATGTGCCACGTTCCGTCCGAGTGTTTGAACGCGTTTCGCTTGTACGAGTTGACGCAATGGAACCCGAATTGAGCGCAGATTTCTAGGACCTCGCTCGTGTGGTACTTGGCATCTAGAAACACGCGGGAGTCTGCGGTTAGAGCAAGCTCACCAAGGGATAGCCTCTCCTCCATCCATTGGCCATGGAGCACGCCATGATCGACGCAGAACTGCTGAACCTCCTGACGCGTCAGCAACTTCGCCCGCGCAACCAATCGGGACCGGCCATCGGAGGACCAAGAGCGAACAACTCCCCAGAAGTGATTCCGCTGAACGTCGATTGTCGCAAAGCGCCATGGATTGCCGTTGTCGTCAATCGCCTCGTCAGACCAAGGCGCACCAATGACGTACGGCCCGACCTCTATGGGCTTGTCCATCACCCGCGCCTGTCGCGAGCTGTCGTAAGGCTGCATCGCGCGCTTGATGACGAACTCGCGCAGCAATTCGGAATCACCGTTGCGCAAAGCGTTCTGAGCCTGAAGCCAGAGAGCGCACACTTGCCGCCAGTCGTCGGTTGCAAGCGAGTTGAACCTGTACCCGACAACAGCAGGGTTGGGAGTCGGGTTGCGTTGGATGTAGCCAGCCCCACGCGCTCTGTCGTTCATCCTTCGCTGAATCTCCAAACTCCAACGAATCGGCGTCTGACAGCACGGCGGAATCATCCGGCACGTCTGCGCGCTCGGCTCCACCTGATACCGGCCGGCGTCGTCCGTAATGCGGTCCCATTCAAGGATACGGTCAGACCAGTCGGGGACGAAAACGGCGTCGCAATGTGGGCACACCATTTGCCAGTCATGGCGTGTCGAGGTTTCCCAGAGCACGTCCAGGTCATGCCCTTTGTCCGGCGCCGTCGTTGGGATCACAGCCTGACGCAAGAAGTCAAAGCTGTCGGCGCGCATCATGATTTCAGCGATTGCACGCGGCTGGTACTGCCACGCCTCGTCCATCACAATCTCGCGGGCAGACCTGGAATTGCGATGGGCCACCACGTCGGCGGACAGCATCTCAAGAGGCGCGTTGTGAAAGCGAAACATCATGTTGCGCCCTCGCTTGTCCGGGTCTGTGTAACGCGTCCACTGGACCGATGGCGTGGACTCTAGGAGCGGCTTTAGCTTGGTGTCGCTGACGGAGCGGGCATCCGTCGCCGTCTTGCTGTACCAGAGTTGGCGCCGTGGCTCGATTGCCAGATTGCGGAGGATTCGAAGCTGGGCCAGCAACGTCTTCCCACGCTGCGGCGGCATCATTAGGATGGTTGACTTGCCCATGCCGTTGTCCAGCGCCTCGGCAGGCTCGATCAGCATCGGCCAATCCTCGCGGCGGAATGGGCGGCCATCTAGGGCGATGAACCGCTCGGCGTGCGTCAGTGTTCCAGCCCAGCGTTTCATTCAGTCATCCCTTCAACCGCTGACTTGAGAGCACGCACCGCCCAATCAGGTAGCGAGTGCTCAACCTCTCCGCCTGCCGTCTGCTCAAACGCTGACAGGAATGGTCCGGCAACCATCGCGTCCGTCAGGATCCTGTGAACCTCCACAGGATCGGACACGCCTTTCAACTTCCGCGTCACGTCGTCAGTGATGCGTTGCAACCCGTGAGCGGCATTGATAGCCAAACCGCGGCAAAGCCTCTCGAACTCGCTGCGTGGGATGCTGTCGTCCTCAGTGCGACCCTGGCGGCGGAGTTGCACCATGGCGTCGTTACGCTGCTTAGCGAGGCTGCCACGCTGCGCTGCTAGCTCAAGGCCAATCTGGACACCGCCCGTTCGGAAAGCGTCCATCGCCAGCCGGTCAACCTGACGCAGCATCTCGTCCAGGTCGTCGATCTCGCCTTTGAGGTCACGCTTCTGCTTTGGCTCGTCTTCGGCAGGTTCTTCCGGCGCCTCCCATATCTGCGTCGCCTGCGTGTCCATCCAGGCGGCAACGCGCCGAGGGTTCACGCGGGAGTTCTCGAACCCGTCGCCACCCCGTTCCTTCACCGCTTTCAGGCGCGCCTTCGGGATACCCATGACGGCGGCAGCCTGCGCCATGGAGCTGCACCACTCAGGCCACCCGTCGCGGCCTGTGTGTCGCATGGCTGGATTTTCTGAGGTCGTGTTCAAAGGGGGTACGAGCTTCGCCTGA